GGAGATGGATTTACCGCCCGATATGGATCAAAGACAAATGCGTGATGCGGCCATGGACATGGCTTTCGATGAAGGCCTTGATGAAGGCACACAAGCGTTTGACGATTTTGTGCAAAACCTGATGACAGACTTCAACCGCAAGAAGAAGGTCGAGATGGACGAGTCCTACAAAGCCCTGGAGGACGCGCTCAAGTACGAGGGCGAAACCATGGGCCACTGCGTCGGCGGCTACTGCCCGGACGTGGTCGAGGGCCGGTCCAAGATTTACAGCCTGCGCGACAAGAAGGGGCAGCCGCACGTGACGATTGAGGTTGCGCCTGGCCGTAAGCTCACCGAGAAAGACATGCCTGACGACGTGCGTGAAATGTTGTCCGAGCAATACGGCGATGCGTCGCGTGAGGAGTTTGAGGCAGCGGTTCAGTTGTACCTCAAACAACAAGCTGTGCCAGACCAAATCGTCCAGATCAAGGGCAAGGGCAACAAGGCCCCGAAGGAGGACTACCTGCCAGCGGTGCAGGACTTTGTGCGGTCGCAAAACTGGGGGCGTGTTGGTGACTTGCAAAACACCGGTTTGATTGACATTCAGGATCCGAATGCTGTGCTGCGTGCGCTCGGTAAGGTTTCACCCGAGCGAAACATTCAGCAGGCAATTGACAACTTCAACACCGCTGTTGATTCAGCACCAAACGCCCAGCGTTACATGAGCCTAGACGAGATGCGCGACTTCTTGGGCGGCCCATCACCCGAAGGCTTCGCCTCCGGCGGTCTGGTCGATGGTGCGAATTTCCACACAGGCGACTTCGACCCGGCTAGAATCGGATCCATCGTGGACGAGCTCCACGCACTCAACGCAGGCTGAACACAATGGCGGACGAACTCCTGAACCAAGGCGAAGACGAGAATCCAGGCGACGACGAGCAGCGAGGCGAAACCGTCTCCATGCCCGACGACGACGAGATGGATGTTGAGGACACCGAAGACGGCGGCGCTGTTGTCCGGATGAAGAACGAGCGCGAAGTGGCCGACAAGAAGGCTCACTTCGCCAACATCGTCGACGAGGTCGATCGCAGCATGCTCAGCGACGCTGTTGTTGACCTGCTCGACAAGATCGAGCGCGACAAAGAAGCCCGCTCCAAGCGCGACAAGCTCTACGAAGAGGGCCTGCGCCGCACAGGCCTCGGCGACGACGCCCCTGGTGGCGCTCAGTTCTCTGGGGCCAACAAGGTCGTGCACCCAATGCTGGTCGAGGCTTGCGTCGATTTCAGCGCCCGCTTCATGAAGGAGGTGTTCCCGCCTTCCGGCCCAGTCAAGTCCAAGATTCAGGGCGCGGCGGATCCGGAGAAGCTGGACAAAGCCCGCCGCAAGTCGGACTTCATGAACTGGCAGACCACCCAGCAGATGCCCGAGTTCCGTGGCGAGCTGGAGCAGCTGTCCACGCAACTGCCTCTGGGCGGCGGTCAGTACCTCAAGCTCATGTGGTCCCCGCAGTGGAATCGTCCGACGGCTGAGTTCATCGCCATCGACGACATCTACCTGCCGTTTGCTGCCACCAACTTTTACTCTGCCGAGCGCAAGACGCACGTGCAGTATGTGACCAAGTTCGAGTTCAACCGCCGCATGAAGGCGGGCATGTACGCCGAGGTGGACATTGGCTCGCCCGATCAGGTCGAGTTCAGCAAGGCCACGATTGCCAACGACAAGATCGAGGGCCGCGAGGACACCAGCTACAACGAAGACGGCCTGCGGACCATCTTCGAGGTTTACACCCACCTGGACTTTGGTGACGGCGTGGAGCCGTACATCATCAGCATCGACAAGTCCACACGCAAGGCGCTCTCGCTGTACCGCAACTGGGAGCCAGAGGACAGACGCCGCAAGGAGCTGGACTGGATTGTCGAGTTCCCGTTCGTGCCTTGGCGCGGCGCGTACCCGATTGGCCTGACCCACATGATCGGCGGCTTGTCGGGCGCGGCCACCGGTGCGCTGCGTGCGTTGCTGGACTCAGCTCACATCCAAAACATCCCGACGCTCTTGAAACTCAAGGGCGGGCCTGGCGGCCAGACGATCAACGTGCAGCCGACCGAGGTGGTCGAGATCGAGGGCGGCGCTCTGGTCGACGACATTCGCAAGCTGGCCATGGCCCTGCCGTTCAACGGCCCAAGCCCCACGCTGTTCCAGCTGCTTGGCTTCTTGGTTGACGCTGGCAAGGGTGTGGTGCAGACCTCGTTTGAGAAGCTGTCCGACCAAAACCCCAACGCCCCGGTGGGCACGACCCTGGCGCTCATCGAGCAGGGCATGGTGGTTTTCAGCTCCATCCACTCGCGCTTGCACAACAGCATGGCCCGGGTGTTTGGCATCCTGCACCGCATCAACAGCGCGTACCTGACGGAAGAAGACATCGAGGCCATGGAAAACGGCCTGGATGTGAAGCCCGAGGACTTTGACGGCCCGATGGACGTTGTGCCCGTGTCCGACCCGGCCATCTTCAGCGAGGCTCAGCGCTTTGCTCAGGTGCAAGCCGTGCAGTCCCGCGCTGCCACGCTGCCGCAGATGTACGACATGCGCAAGGTCGAGGAGATGTTCCTGCGTAACCTGAAGCTCAACCCAGAAGATGTGTTGCAGCCTCAGCCTGGCCAAGACGACGTCGATCCGGTCAGCGAGAACGTGGCCGCCTCGATGGGCCGCCCGGTTTATGTTCTGCCCAAGCAGGACCACGTGGCGCACATTCAGACGCACTTGGCGTTCTTGAAGTCGCCGGTGTTCGGCATGAACCCGTCGATCGTCAAAAGCTACCTGTACCCGATGGCAATGCACCTGCGTGACCACCTGCTCAACTTCTACCTGACGCAAGCGCACGAGGCCGTGCAGCGCGCCGAGCGCGAGCAGCTGATCACAAGCGACTCTGAGCAGCAGGTCAAGGTCATCGTGCGCGTGCAGCAGATCATCGAGCAGCAGCTGGCGCAGTTTGCGCAGGAGCTGGCCAAGATCGACGAGATGGCGCAGCAGTTTGCACCCCAGCCTCCCCAGATGCCGCAGGACAACAGCATGCAGATTGCGCAGCTCAATGCGCAGGTGCAGCAACTGGCCCTTCAGCAACGCACCCAAACCGACCAAGCGCGCTTGCAACTGGAGCAGCAGAAGGCTGTGCAGAAGGCGCAGACCGACGCCGCTGGCCTGGCAGACAAGCAGCAGTCGCGCGCAGAGGACATGCAGCGCGAGCAGCTTCGCCAGATGGCCGAGAGCCAACGCACAGAGGTCGAAATCGCGTCCCGTTTGCAGATGAACTCGGACGACAACGCCACGGCCATGCGCCTGGCAGCGGCAGAGATTGCCTCCGGCGAGAAAGTCGCTGTGAGCACAGGCACCGGCATCAACCCCGGCACACGTTAATTTTCACAAGGAGCATCCCATGAGCGACAAACCCACCCAAGGCACCGCGCCAATGACAGGCGCACTGGTCAAACAGCACCATCGCATGGCCGCTGGCCAGCCCGTCACCGGCCAGACCACCCCGGCCGCCCCCTCGATGCCCAAGACGCCCTGCTAAATGGCCATCGAAGATCGCCTGCTCGGAAAGCTCAAAGCTGACCAGCAGGTTTTCGCGCTTGAAGCCCTCAAGCGCCCGGTCGAGCGTGACGCTTTCGAGTACGGATACCGAGTGGGCATGGTTGCTGGATACGAAGCTGCCATCAGAGCCCTGCTTGACCTTCTGGACGACGAGCGCCACGGCGACCGAGACCTGTGATTTGCACTGGTCTGTGCTGATTTTTTGAAGGTGGCCGTTGTGGCCACCGACCCGATTGGACGGCAGCCGTTGTGGCGGCCGACAACACCTGCTGAAAGGAGCAGAAGATGACCTCAGACGCGTTTGCTGAAGCGTTCCCCACCGCCGACCCCGGCATCACCCCGTTTGGAAGCCGTGTCCTGGTGCAAATCCGCACCCCTCGGACAAAAACAGCCTCCGGCATCATCATCGACAACGGCTCGCGGGACACTGAAAAGTGGAACACCCAAGTTGCGCGGGTCGTGTCCGTTGGTGCCCTTGCCTTCAAGAACCGAAACACCATGGACCCGTGGCCCGAGGGCAGCTGGTGCACGCCCGGTGATTACGTTCGCGTGCCCAAGTACGGCGGCGACCGCTGGGAAGTTTCGCTGTCCAATGGCGAGTCCGCTTTGTTTGTGATCTTCAACGATCTGGACATCATCGGCCAGGTGACCGGCGACCCGCTGGCCATCCGTGCGTTCATCTGACGGGAGGCTGACATGGAACGTTACATCGGAACCAAACTGATCAACGCCAAGCCCATGACCCGGGCTGAGTACAACGCCTTCCGTGGCTGGACGGTCCCGGCCGACGAGAACCCTGCCGACGCCGGTTACCTCGTCGAGTACTTGGACGGCGGCAAAGGCAACACGGACCATTACGCTGGCTACGTGAGCTGGTCGCCCGCTGAGGTGTTTGACCGCGCCTATCGTCCTTGCAGTGCCATGACTTTTGGCCAAGCCATCGAGGCGCTGAAGGCTGGCCAAAAGGTCGCCCGCGCTGGCTGGAATGGCAAGGGCATGTGGCTGTCGTTGTCTGGCCCACTGGAAGGCCGCGTGATCAATGCTGACGACTTCTGGTCGGAAAACAACCGCCAGTGGGCTCGCCAGTTCGGCGGCGCAATGGTGCTTCCTTCCATCACCATGAAGACCGTGAACGCACATGGCCGCGAGGCAATTCTTATGGGCTGGCTTGCCAGTCAAACCGACATGCTTTCTGAAGATTGGGAGATCGTGAAATGAGCACAGACGCACAAATCGAAGCTGAAATCCAAGCCAAAGGCAAGACCGCCCCACGCATCACGCCTGCAGACATCGAGGCGAATGTCGCCAGCGAACACTACTTCACGGCTGCCGAAGGCGTCTATGGGGCAACGCTATGCCAAGGCGAGCGCCCTGGTTTGGGTAATCCGCCTTTGATGCTGCTGACCTTCTGCGTCCTGGTGTTGAAAAACGGATTCACCGTCACTGGTGAGTCAGCCTGCGCCAGCCCAGAGAACTTCGACGCCGAGATCGGCCGCAAGGTAGCTCGCGCCAATGCTGTGCAGAAAATCTGGCCCCTCATGGGCTATGAGCTGCGCGGCCGATTGGCTGTCATTGCTGCGGCCGACAACGACTTCCCCCTCGGCAAAGCCAGCGCCATTTCCAGCGAAGGCTCGTGCGAGGCCTGTCAATAAACCAAGGAGCAAACCATGCCAACACTGAAAGAAGATGACGAGCGTCCTGACAACGAAGAAATCGTAATCGTTGAGGACCAGCCAAACGTCAACCAAAACCAAGACGACAACGACGACGACGGCGATGCGCGCCTGTCTGGCAACGACGACGAGGGCAACGTAGACGGCACAGATGCCGAGCGCGAGGCAATCCGTGAGCGCCGCCGACTGGAAAAACTCGATCGCAAAAAGCGCCGCGACGAAGCCATCAGCCGCGACAAGCTGGAGCTGAGCTTCCTGCGCAAGCGCAACGACGAGCTCGAGCGCCGCATCGGCAGCGTTGAGCAGCGCACACACCAAGCTGACCTGTCTCAGTTTGACGCGCAAATCAACAACGCCCGTCAAGAGGCCGAAATGGCTGAGCGCGTGATTGCCAAGGCCGTGGCCGCTGGAAACGGTGAGGACGTGACGCAGGCGATGCGCTACCGCGACCAAGCCATGCAAAAAGCGCAGCAGTTGGCGTTTGCAAAGCAGCAAGCTGC